CTAAGTCCATGCGCCGATTATCATAGCGCTGTTGAATGTCGGCGTGCTTGATAAATGCCTCGAACGCGTTAGTTCCCATGACTAATTGATCGGGATCGGACAATCCATCATTGCGCACAATCTCGCCCAATGAATTCAAGTCACCTGCCGGGTCACTCGTAGGCGAAGTCCAGGCCGTACCCGCTGTGGGAAAGTGTGTGGCTTTAGGTTTGTAATCGATGGTGTACAACACCGCACCGGCATCATCAATTAATGAAACAATCCCAGTTTGCAATGCTTGAGATGCTTGCAGCTCGATGGATCGCCTGATCTTTCGTTCCACTTTCGTCATGCCATTAAACATGCGTAAAATAACATTGGATCGAAAATCAGGTGATTGAAACGGGTCTTCCCCTGGCATCCGTTTGATTAAGTCAAAGGCATTAAGTGTGATCGCTTCTTTATGGATAGGCGGTTTAAATGCCTTGTTGGTATAAAGATCATCACTGTTGAATCGATACCCTGTGCTCAAGTCCTGAATCACAATGGATACATCTTCGTCGCTGCGAACGATATCAATCTCAACCTCTTCCGAACTGTGGAAATTTTGTGGTGGACTTTGAAAAAACCCCGATAAAAATAGTGTTGGCATTGCCATTTGGTTATAGGCGCCGAGTTATAGGCGCCGATCATACGTGTGGTGGTTATTCCGCTCATGTTATCTGCTCCTATTGATTATCGAGGATGTTAAGTTCTTGCACGTCAATTGAGATTAACGCGTAATCACGCAACTCATCCAGTACCGCATTATCGACATTGCTGTTATCACCATCGGCATCAATAATAAGTAATTGAGCGCGTACCGTACCGGATACCATGTCACGTATAACGATATCGCCTGCACCGGTGGCAGTCACATCATAAGTTAACACCGCCTTTGGTATGCCGTTTTCGTTGGTTGCGCCACCTTTGACATACGGTACTAATTTCAACGAGACCGAATCACGCGCCAGGATAGTGCCTTCGACAACGGTCGCAGCACCGGCAAAGGTTAACGAGTCATCACGAAACTGACCATCTTTTAAAATAACGTTGCCGATATTGTTGTTGGTAATCGTTAAATTATCCATTACGCCACCGCCTTGATATTGAGTTTACCTTCTACGAGCGCAAGCACCTGTGACGCTTGATCATTCTCGGACGAATCATTTGTTTCATCGCCTGCATTGGCGTTCGCATCATCGGTTTGACGATGCTCAACGTCGCGACGATTCATGCCCGCCGACATGTAGGTTGCTTGCAGTGTGGTGGTCATTAACGAGCCATCACCCACCGCTTTTAATGCCGTTTTCATGTCGCCTGATGCATCACCCATCATTAAATGTGCGGTCACTCGATCTCGTTCTTGATCCGCCCCCATCTTTAATACCGTCTGATAAATGTCGGGATGTTGAGACTGTAAAGTATGTATGTCCATTGGTTTGGCCTCCGATAGTTTCCCGCTGTTGGCGGTTAAGGGTGTTGCAGTTAAATTCGATTGACTGCTATTAATTAGGTTCATAGTTGGCTGTATTGGCTCTGCCACCTTATCGATCATACCACGTGATAAAGCCTCTTTTGCCAATAGTGTTCCACCTTGTCCAAAATGCGCATTAACGATGCTGACAGTTGTACCTCGACCGGTCGCAATGGCATCGGCAAAAATTTCATGCATGGCGTCCAGTTCCTCGCGAACGATTGCGACCCCTTTTTTGGTCGTCACGTCGGGTCGTTTCTTGGGTGCGTCTGTACTGGCAATATCGATTTCATCATCACTAACAAAAAATGACGCTGCGACACCAATACTACCGATCCTTGCCGCCTGATTTGAAGCAGTAATCGTATCGGTTTGGCTGGCAATGGCAAAGGCTGCCGACGCGCCGACGTTTGATATCATCGCCGATTTAGGTTTATGCATTGACTGAATCGCCGCCAAGGTATCAAATAAACCGTCAAATTGACCACCTGGGCTATCAATGGCAAAGGTGACATGTTCAATCGATTGATTATTTTCGACCAGTGATATGGCGTCGATAATATCCTGATAAATTGTGTTCCCTCCGCCGAACAACAGCGCCATAAAATCAAGCTCTTTAGTAATGACCCCTTTTATCGCTATCTCGGCGGTCACCCCAGTGATGGTGAGTAAGGCATTGTCTGAATCGGTGGTATGACGCGTATCAAATTGGGCTTGATAAACCCGACGTTCTTCAACGCTCGGCATGACTCCCGATTGATGCGCTTGTTGAAGTTGTTGCCTTACCGCTGATTCCAATAACCACATTTTAGACGATCCCCATGTCAGTTAGAATAAAGGTCATTTCCATTGCCATCGTAAAATTAACTTCTTGAGCGCGACCGGTAAAACGAATGTCTGTCATCCCTGGAAACGTCTCGCTAAAAATATTACCTATCGCAATTGACGTGGTGCCGGTCACATTTAACCCTAACGCTAAGCCCGCTAGAAACACGCCACCTTTGACCCGAAAGAATCCACCAAAGCCGGTGGTGCCATTGGTAAACACGCCGGAATTACCTTCAATCGACGGAATTAAACTTCTCACTGTTACAAAAGTATCAATGGGATTAGTATAAATCCCGCCGTTATAGCGTTGCGCAACAATGCTGGCCTGTGCATAAATATTAGTGAGTCCAGTATTTTTAATATGTACATCGGCTAATGAAGATATTGCACTAATGTTGGTAAAAAAATTAATTCTTGAGAACAAGGCTGGCACACCAGGGGAGGTCTCTACGGTAACCGGTAATGTGGCATCAGTCGCATGTGTTGCTACTTGAATTATTTGCTCTTTTCCTACTGCATCTAAACCCTCAAGTTGATATAAAATACCAGTGTCGGACGAGCTATTTGAATGTAGTACAACTTGTTCGCCGGTATCGCTAGGGAACGGATAAAGATCCGGCCCAAAGTTAACTAAATCAGAAATGCCACCTGAACTATTCACGTTCTCGCGGAACGCAAAAATACGTTTACGCTTCATACCGCTAATCAATCCAAGCGAAACACTTAAATCAAAATCATCATGGACGCTATATTGTGTTTTAAAAGTCATCGTTCATTAATCGTCAAAAATAACGCCGCTAAAAAAAGCGGCTGCGGTATTGTTATTGGTAGTACCTAATGCTTCTACTTTAATATCTGTCGGCCCATATACGAAGTCAGGATGACGGTTATTGAATTCAATACTGGTATCACCATTTCGTTCTAGTCCAAAACCAAAAGGTCTTCTAAACTTTGCCTGTGTGATTAACTTAAATGCTATGGTTATTATGACGCTACTTGATCCACCGCTGGATTTTTGCATTGTCCCAATCAAACTACCTAACATTGCTCTTGTATTAACCGGTATAGTGTAGCGTCCCTGATTTAATTGTTGACCATCTGCTGTTAATGTCGCAAACACCGTTCCGGCTCCAGCTTGTTGAATAACCACATTACCGGCAAAGCCTGCGTCATCATCTGTCCAGGCATGATTAATTCTTGAAATTGAACCGGGTAACGAAACGGGTGTAGTCCCATTCAGCGTGACTTCTAACGGTAACAATATCCGGCTGCCACCCGGCCCAAGTACCACAAGCTTTATAACAGCAGTATCAGTGATGTCATCACTGACAATTTCTAGCGCCTCACCAGCACTAGCAGGAAAGGGAATAATATTACCGGTGCTCTGGGTTAAATCGGCTTGAACATCGGCTGTTAAATCTTTTGCCCCATACGTTGAAAAGTTTTCTACCCCATCAACTAATCCCAAGCCAATAGCGGCTTGAGGGAGATATTCAGGTTTAAATAAAAAATTTGCCATTAACCTGCATCCTCCACTAAAGACAGCATGGTTGAAGTGGCATCTTCCATACCGTCAATAGCCGACGCCATCGCATTTTGATCATTGGGCGCGGCTGCAAACTGCGCGTTAAATTCTGCCAGCGGTCGCATGGCTTCCACTTTCATTTCATTTTCTCTTTTGAGCCGTTTTATGTTCTTGCTGAATTTAGTCCCCGTTGTTATACGGGATTCACGGGCATTGGTTGACCAGCCGGATTCAACTAATAACTTTGACCCCTTTGCTTGTTTTAGCATATCGGTTGATGGTTTGATTGACCCATACCAGTCGGTGGCAATCCAGGCACCGAAAATATCGTATTGCGCCGGATTTCGCCAGGCTTCCAGCAGTCCGGGTGCCGCAATCTTCTGCATTAAAGTCTCAGAAATCAACCATTCAATATAAATCGGGTTACAAAACGTCTCACCCCAATCCGACCAGATTTTATTAAGGTAGATTTTAAACTCGTTGATCGCGGCTTGACTGGCACTGTAATTATTTGAAAACGATAACCGTAATATTTCGGGAGGGATTTCATTGGCCCAGGCGACAGCTTGGATAATCGCCTCCTCAAATTCACCAAAGCTGGAATCAGTACCCTGGTTATGAAACCCAATCGGTTCTTCGCCAACCTGCAATTCTTCCATGATCATGCCTGGAATTTGATTAGCAATATTGTACTGGCGTGTTTTGCCATCGCTATCAGTGACCGCGCCCTGATCACGACGCACCGCGCCACC